GATTTTGAACTATCTCCAAGCACAATGCTTAAACTAGAATCAAACTCAGACTCTGGACAGGTTGATAGGGCAAGAAATAGAATTGAAAGAGCAAAGATTGAAATGCATGCTTGGATTGAATCATTAAATGATGATGATTCTTTTACAACTACAATGACCAAGGTATATACAGATATGCAGGCAATCGGAAATGGTTATCTTGAAGTAGGTAGAACAACATCTGGACAAATTGGTTATGTAGGCCACATTCCAGCAACCACAATGCGTGTTCGCAGACTACGTGATGGTTATGTTCAAATTATTGGACAGAAGGTTGTTTACTTTAGAAACTTTGGCGCAAACAATCCAAATCCAATTACAGATGATCCAAGACCAAATGAGATTATTCATTTTAAACAGTATTCACCACTAAATACATTTTATGGTGTTCCAGATATTATGTCAGCAATTAATTCACTTTATGGTGATCAATTAGCCTCACAATATAATATTGATTATTTCAGTAACAAGGCTGTACCACGTTATGTTATTACACTTAAGGGTGCAAGACTATCATCTGATGCTGAAGATAAAATGTTTAGATTTTTACAAACCAATCTTAAAGGACAATCACATAGAACACTTTATATTCCACTTCCAGGAGATACGGATCAAAATAAAGTTGAGTTTAAGATGGAGCCAATTGAAAACGGTGTACAAGAAGGTTCATTTGAAAGATATCGTAAACAAAATCGTGATGATATTTTAATTGCTCACCAAGTTCCACTTTCTAAAATTGGTGGAGGAGAAGCAGGCGGACTTGCTGCAGCACTTGCACAAGATAGAACCTTTAAAGAACAGGTTGCAAGACCAGCACAAAAGGAATTAGAAAAAACTCTAAATAAGATTATCAAAGAAAAGACAGATATCTTATTGCTGAAGTTTAAGGAATTAACTCTGACTGATGAAATTGCTCAGTCACAGATCATTGAAAGATATATAAAGACTCAAGTTATGCTTCCAAATGAGGCAAGACAGACACTTGGACTTCCTCAACGGGAAGGAGGAGATGAGCCTTTCCAGCCAAAGCCAGCAGATAATGTGCAAAGAGCAAGGGATGGGGAGCGACTAAACAACCAATCTGATGGTCCAGCCACAATTAGTGGACGGAATCCAAAAGGCGAGGGTAGATCTTCTCAATAGGTTATCCACAGGTTTATTCACAAGTATGTGAAAAAAGGCTCTATAATATATTTAACATGACTATATCCAAAGCCCATTGGAATACTGATGGCGACTCGTTAAGGCTTTCCTTACCACTTTCTAAGGTGGACAAGGAAAGACGCATTGTTTCTGGCTTTGCTTCACTAGATAATTTAGATAAGCAAGGCGATATTGTTACATCAGAAGCATCAATGAAAGCATTTAGTAATTTCCGTGGAAACATTCGTGAAATGCATCAACCTCTTGCAGTAGGTAAGATGGTTAATTTTAAAGCAGATAAATATTTTGATCCAAATACAAAAAAGTTTTATTCTGGTGTTTTTGTATCTGCATATGTTTCTAAAGGTGCACAAGATACATGGGAAAAAGTTTTGGACGGTACACTAACAGGATTTTCAATTGGTGGACGTATGAATAAATGGGATGATGGTTATGATGAGAAATCAGATTCTACAATTAGAATTATTAAGGATTATGATCTTGTTGAGTTGAGTCTTGTAGATTCCCCAGCAAATCAATTTGCAAACATTGTATCTGTTGAAAAGGTAGATGGAGTAGATGTTGTAAAGGGTGCAGACGTTGAATTAGAAAATGTTTTTTATGATAAAGAATCTGGATTAGTTATGATTTCAGATCAAGAATCTGTTGTAAGTCCAGTTAGTGGCGATCAGATGGAAAATATAGGTTTCGTTGAAAAAGAAGACAACGAAAAAATGAATATAGTTAAATTCTTAGTAGATAGTGCTAAAGGCATTGATACTAAGACCATAGAGGAGGTAAATCCTATGACCAAAAAAGCAAAGGCTGTTGAAGAAACAGTCGAAGTTACAAAGTCAGAAGAGATTGCTCCAGAGGCTGTTGCCGAAGAAACTCCTGTGGTCGAAACAGAAAAAGCAGCATCAATGGAATCAGAAAATACTGAAAAGCCAAAAGATGATGAAGAAACTGAAAAGGCTGCACATCCAGATAAGGAAACCGAAGAAGAAGATTCTAAGGAAGGTCCTAATGCTGAAATGGACGAGGAGAATAAGGCAAAGAAGTCAGACGAGGCAATTGTTGATGCAATTGCAGATGTTAAAAATACACTTACATCAGCCTTTAGCGATCTTGTTACAACTGTAAAGGCTTTGCAGGCAGAAGTAGAAATGCTTAAGTCTACAAAGGTCGATACAGATGCAGTAAAATCTTCACTTGAAGCAGTCGCCAAAGACATCGCTGCAACATCTGAAGTAATTAATAGATTTGGAAAGCGTGTGGACGCAGTAGAAGCAGATACGGCATTCCGAAAGTCTGGCGATCTAGGCGAGATCGTGCAGGATCAACCAGAAATGGTTGAAAAATCCTTATGGGGCGGACGTTTCCTCAAAACAGCCGACTTATTTAAATAGGTAAAAAGAAAACTTGGAGGTGACAATATGTCGGAAGAGTTAATTAAAAATCAACCAGGAGAGTCTGGAGAACTAGGTGGGACAACACCAGGTCTTTACCAGTCACAAGGTGGATTTGCTTCAGGATCTGAAGCAGGTTCCAATATTCCTGGTAACTATGCTACAGGCGGTGTCCTTGGTAATATTCCAAATGCAAATTTGGGTTTGACCACAGGTCCTAACGCAGTAAATCCTTCGGGTGAGGCTGGAAGCGGAATTCTCCGCCCTGAACAAGCACAGCGTTTCATCGATTATGTATGGGATGCTACTGTTCTCGCCCAAGACGGTCGTCGTGTCACAATGAGAGCAAACACCATGGAACTTGAAAAAGTTAACGTTGGTGAGCGTGTTATTCGTGCTGCTGCTCAAGGTGTTGGCGATTACACAAATACTGGTGCAACATTCAGCAAGGTAGAACTTACTACAAAGAAGATTCGTCTCGATTGGGAAGTTTCTGCTGAAGCACTCGAAGATAATATTGAGGGGGCTGCACTTGAAGACCATCTCGTTCGTCTTATGACAAACGCATTTGCTAACGATATCGAAGATCTCGCTATCAATGGTGATGGTTCAACAGGTAACTTCCTTTCTATTATGAAGGGCTTTGTTAAGAAGCATCAAGACAACGGAGATTCACACGAATCAGTTGTTACAGTTGCTGACAACGCTTGGACACCAGAGGTAATGCAAAACATTATCCTTGCTATGCCACGTAAGTATCGTGCACTTAAGAATAATCTTAAGTTCTATGCAGGTACAGACGTGTTCGCAGGTATCGTCAAGCATAACGGAACTCTCGCTGATGCAATTGCTGAAGCAATGGGTAACCGTGTTGCTGGTACATCTGCAAATCGTCAAGCATACCTTGATGGTTCTGCACAGACATTCGGTGGAGCACGTACAACTCGTGTTCTAGGTATCGATGTTCAAGAAGTTCCTTACTATCCTGCAGGTTATGTCGATTTGACATTCCCTCAGAACCGTGTTTGGGGCTTCCAACGTGATATCGTCGTTAACCGTGAATACAAGGCGAAGAAGGACACAATTGAATACACAGTATTCGTCCGCTTCGGTATTCAATGGGAAGAAGAAGACGCTATTGCATGGGCAGACGCTGCTGCAGATGCATAATCTGTAAACAGTAACCTTTGAGAGGGGGTAGGGGTTGAATCTCCTCCCCCTCTTAATTTTTTAGTAATCTGTTATAATATAACATTGGAGGTAATAATATGTCAGAAAATTTTAATGATGATGCTGAACTCGATGCGATTTTAGATCAACTAGTTAAAGATGAACCAGAGGCACAAGAAGAGCCAAAGGTTGAGGAACCAGTTGTAGAAGAGACAAAGGCAGAAGAACCAAAGCCAGAACCTTCTTTCATATCTGCTGTATCCACTCCTGCACCAGATGCAGAAGGAAAAGATGCTTTAGGGTATGTTGCAAATGGTGTAATTGGTGTTGCAAAAGCAGAACCAAAGGCACCTGCAAAGAAGAAGGCTCCAGCAGCCAAAAAGGAAGTTTCTTATGTAGTTGCAGAACGCAGCGTATTTTGGAGCGGTGTTGGAAATCTAAATAAAGGATTCAACGTTATTTCAAAAGAGCACGAGGATAAGTGGTTATCTAGAGATGGCGTTCGCAAAGCCACACAAGACGAAATTGATAAAGAGCACGGTAACTAAAGATGGAAGTATTGAGAGTTCCGCCTTATCCTTTAACAACCACATGGATACTACCCATAGCAAACTATGAGTACATTGTGTATGTTGAGGATTTGGTGGATCACTCAATTGAAGAAACCAACATTATGTCAGATGAAAATGGCAAGTTGGTATATGAATTACCACTTACAAAGGTGCAGTTCGATAGAAACTTTTTAATTAGATTTTATGATACAGAGCATGAACATGTTTTGCATGAAGATAATTTATCTATTATTAGGCCATATGTAAATCCAAGTGAATTTGGAGATACCGCTTCAGATATTCAAGAATACAAGAATTTGGAATTAGTAGCAAGATCTATTATTGATACATGTGTCGGAGATGGTTTTTATAACCATAAATTAGTTTTAAATGTTGTTGGTCAGGGTACAGACTACCTACCATTATGGCACGATAGTAATCGTGTATTGAAAGTTTATGAAAATAATATTTTAGTTTATGATGTAGAAGATGCAAGCAATTATGCTTACTCCTATGATATCTTATTAGATAATTCTGGAATTTATAGAACAGAAAACGCAACTTCAACAGATGAAAGAAATAGAATGGAATATAATCCAACTAAGATTATTGGATCATCTGGAGATTTGGGATTTGTTGGATATAGAATAGGCGATTTTCCTAAAGGATTTGATTATACTGTTGTTATGGATGTTGGATATAAGGTTGTTCCACCAGATGTTGTTGCAGCAACCAAAATGTTAATTGAAGATATCAAGTGCGGTAAACTAGATTACTATAAGAGATATGTTCAGTCTTATATAACTGATCAATATAGAATACAGTTTGATAAAAAAATGTTCGAGGGAACGGGAAATACTGTTGTAGACAAGATACTTGAAAAGTATGATAAGTCTATTCAAAAAATTGGGGTATTGTAATGATCTGCGAAGAGCCAGATTTTGTATTTCCATTACAAGCAGATGTGTTCTATCCAACAGTAGAGCAAGGTGCATATGGAAACGTAAAGAAACAATGGATGCACGATAAGACAATTGCTTGTAGTTTTGCTTCACCAGGTGGTGCAGCACAAGAAGATATTAAGCCAAATGTAAATATCACACAGACACTTATTTTGTCTGGACGAGTTAAAAGTGATATCAGAATATCAACCAGAGATGCTAAGACATCGCTGACAAATATTGTAATTAGTAATATTCGTGATAGAAATTGTGAAAACATCTATTTAGAAACAGCAGGTGTGAGAGCAGGCAAATCTACAATTTTTGAAATAGCATCACAAGAACCAATCGTAGGTCCTTTTGGTGGCGTAGAGTATTATAAGGTTGTATTACGTAGGTCAGAAAATCAAGGAGTAGATTTATGATAAATGTAAAACTTGATGATAAGTTATTTATGTCTGAAATGAAAAATATAGTTGAGTACTCTATTGGATTTCTGGATGGCGTAAAAAAGGGCAAAAATATATTTTTAAATAAACTAGGTAATGAAGTAGTTTCACTATTAAAAGAGTATGTTGACTCTAGCGCAAGAGTTAACCCAGCATCTTTGCACCACGTATATGAGTGGTATGAAACTGGAAGTCCACAGGCTAGACTATTTGATATTCAATATACTGTAAGTAATCTCGGTCTGTCTTTTAAATCTACATTTAGTCAATCACGAAGCATTCAAAATGGATCTAGAGAACCATTTTATAATAAAGCAAATATTATGGAAACTGGAATGTCTGTAACTATTGCACCTAAAAATGCACAGGCACTTAGGTTTAAAGTTGGCAAAGATGAAGTATTTACTAAAAGTCCAGTAACTGTAAATAATCCTGGTGGAAATACTGAAGGACAATTTGAAAAAACATTTGACTCTTTTTTCTCTAGATATTTTACACAAGCATTTTTAAGATCAAGCGGTATCTTGTCAGAACTAGGTACACCAACTGCATATAAGAACAACATTAGATCAGGTTCTAAGATGGGTCGTAACAAGGGACTAGAAACTGGATATCGTTGGATTGCTAATATAAAGGTTGGTGCATAATGGCTATTTATCATCCACCAACATTTATTAATGCATACCTAAAAGATAATACTCCT